ACCAGGTGTCGAGCGATTCACGCCCATGCCAGTGGCCTGCAGGGAAGCTACCTGCTCTAAACCTACCCGCCGGTACACATCCGAATCTACACGGCCGATCAGGGCGCTTTGCAGGTTGGACATGACGTTCATCGAAGCATCGGTGATTTCTCCCATCAGATTCATCACCAGACGTTGGATGATATTCATTTGCTCAGAGGTAAGTGCCAGGGCGTTCTGATAGGCCAGCAGATGCTTTTCCGGGGTTTCAGGAACATCCAGAGGTTTTCTGGCCTCTGGATGCCGGACATAGAACTGACGCTGGACCATTCTGGGCACATACTTCCAGCAGTCATTTTCCATCTTTCGGAGAATGCTCTGTACCCGCTCAAGCGCTGCAACCGCATGGTAGTCAACCAGGCCACGGCTCCGAAGTCTTCCGACTTCATTGATGATATCGGTTTCGGCTTTCAGGAATATCTCCCGGAGCCTCTCCAGCTCACGCTCGTTAGATGGTCGGTTCAGGATCGGCATTTATGTCATCTCCATACCCCAGACCCATGACAGGGTCCCGCAGAGCTGTCACATCCTGATACGTTTTTCCCTTGTTGGCGGCAATCTCCTCGTCAGTGATGCTGTCAAACATTCCGGTCTCATCAGACAGCTTCTTCAGCTCCTTCTGAGCCGTGTCAGCATGGAGCAAACCGCTTTGGAAAGCGTTGACGATGGATTCGGACTTTGCCTTTGCAATCTCAGACACCTCTTTGGCCGTCGGCGTCCAGAGCGGTGGGAAGGTAATGTCCAGACCGGTCGGGACAGTTCCCAGGGCACTCATGCACAGTACCGGGAGCAGCTGTTCCAGGATTGGGCGCAGCTTACTCTCACGCAGGCCATCCACATAGTCGTAGTAGTTCTGCAGGTCGCTTTCACCTGTGGCGTTCATACCAGCGGGGGAGCGGCCAAACAGCTTGGTCATCGGAATTCGGGAGGCACCGGACAGATCCATGCACATGGAATCATAGACTTCCTGCAGTCCTGTGAAGGTGTACTGGGTGTTGGTGATCTGGTCGCCCTTATTCACCAGCTGCATACCGAAGTTGGATCGCACCACACTCTGGGCCTGCATAGTATTCCAGAATCTCCGCTGCATCTCCGCTGATGTTACAGAAAAGAGCTGGTCCAGGTTCTGGACTTCCATAGTGTCCAGATTTGCCCGGAAGGTCAGGGCCGCCATGTTGTGAGCCACATTGTCGTGCTTCACCATATCGCTGTACAGGGCTTCCACCTCGGACTCTCCCCAGTACAGTTCTGCAATCCGCTCCAGGAGCGGGAGCTCACGGCCTGTAAATCGGATGATACGGGAGTGGTGGACACGGGCCACCGCATTACCGTCTTCGGCGTTGATGGAGTAATACTCCGGCACCATACTTCCCCGACCGTTATAAATGAGCTGCATATCCGGTGTGATACCGCTCCAGCGATCCAAGATATACACGCCGGCGAAAGTGCCAGGAAGAATGGTATCCATGTCCAGAGGCTTGTCCAGCATTCCTTCCTGCCCACGAATCATGATGAGACCGGCAGCGCCTCCGTACAGGCGTCCCCACCGCAGCCCTTCATTGATGCTGGCTCGCAGGGAAGTCCGCCTCTGTTCCTGCTCCAGATCTGCCAAATGATTCGGCCCGATTGGTCCGGTCACGGTGAACCACTCCCGGGTCATATCGTCAGGGATGATGCCGACAACGTTCTGCACAACCCAGTTATCACGGTACAGGCTGTTCAGGAGGGCATAGTTTCCCGTCATTCTGGTCAGCGGGTATTCCGTCGACTCCAGCGGGGACTGAGACCCGTAGCCCAGACGAAACAGCTGGTTGGAAAAGGCATCCGTCGTCAACACGGCGGCTGTATTCTTCGCTTCGCCTCCGCTCGGCTTTGACTTGTTGCGTCTGGACACTTACTCAAACCTCCATTCGGGAAGATAATTAACAAAATATCGCAGAGCGTCCTCGCTGTGATCCTGCTGCTTGATGGGCTTTTCATCGCCGCGCTGAGCAGCCTTGTCATCCCACATATACGTGCCCATCTCATCGATCAGACGGACGCATCTATCGCACACCAGAATTATCCGGCGCTGGATAAGGTTCGCAGTCTTCCGGATCCCGTCCGGGACATCATTGTTCGCCGGGATCACATACACGCCACGGGATCTAAGCTCAGCAATGAAGGACGCCGCCGAGGGGTCCACAATGACGGTGCACCACTTTTCTCCCATAAAGGCCATCAAATCATCGGCATATTCCTTGTCGGTTTTCTGCAGGGATTCCCTCCGGCTGTCCCAGTCATATTCCCGATCAACACGGATGACCTCTCCATTATCGTAGATATCCAGGAACCGGCAGGGGTTTGCAGTACCATAGTCGCAAGAGATTATCCGGGTGGAGCTCCACACCATATCAGCCGGTCTCTGGTCTGGACGGTACACATTTTCTGTCTGGTCAAACATGCTGTAAATGACGCCCTCCGACATGACCCATTGACCAAGGACATATCGCTGATAAAAGACGCCACTGTATGTGTGCTGGTATCTGGCTTTGACCTCTTCGCTCAAAGATGGGTTATCGTCCATCAGGAAGTGCAGATGCAGCGCGTTATGCTTTTCCGGGTTCAGGATCCATTCCTGCCGGAACCAGTGCATAGGATTTTCCGGGTTGCAGTTGAACCAGAAGCGCGCGCCTTCCACCGAACACCGGGCCAGAGCCTGCTCCACAAAGGAACGGGGCATCAGGGCAACCTCATCCAGAAGCACGCCGGCGAGAGTAATGCCCTGAATCAGCGTATAGGAGCTCTCATCCTTACCGCCGAACAGATAGATGCGGTTCTCTCTCTTTCCACGCCGGGCAATGATTACATGGTCGCTGCGATTATAGTGCACACTGAAGTTATCCACAAGGTACCGGATGGACAGTAGCGGTGTAACGATGTTACGCTCAACTGCCCCGACTGATTTTCCACAAAAGGCAAATGCGCAGTTGTTGAAGTTTCCCATGGCCCACAAGAAGAACGACAGGGACATGATGGATGTTTTACCAGACCGGACGGCTCCGTCACATATCAGAGCCTCAAACTTGGTATATGGAAAGCGCATGATTTGGCGCTGCTTTTCAGAGAAGGCCATTCTCTGTCTCCTCTTTCAGGGACCTGGTGATGGGATCATCCTCAACCTCATCGACAGCATTCCCCTTGTTATCTCCAAGAAGATCCACGATGACCTTCGCAGCCCTGGCATCTCCAGCGGTGGCTGCCATCGTCAGGCCGATAATCATGGCCATCTGGTTGTCAATGTCTTCGGGATCCACGTTCATCTTTGCAATTTTATCCCATCGCCTGCAGTCTGTGACTGGCAGGGATAGATATAGGTCTGCGGCTTCTTTCAGGCTCCTTTTGCGGCGGCGTGCAGCACCGGAAGCCTTACCCCCTTCACGGCCCAACTCTCTCGCTTCGCTCTGGCTTCGCTGGTCCATTGGAATAAGGTTCTTCTCATTTGCCACATCACCACCTCTCAATCAGATTCTGAAGAAAACACACACCTAACTTATAGCTTCTCACAGTAATTATCTTTTTGAAAAATGCCCAAATCAAATGGAATACTTCAACACACGTTTCAGGTTGTTCTTGGCCCGCTTTAAGGTCCTGGATACCGTGGATGGATGTACCCCCAGTTTTCTGGCAATCTCCGCTGCCCTCAGGTTTTTCTCGTAGCGAAGCAGCAGAATCTCCTGTTGGCGAGGAGTAAGTTCCTCGGCTCTTGCTCTTTTGAGGTTGCGGTGCAGCCGTTCCAACTGAATGCTGTTGTCTTCACTGTTCTCCCTGATCCAGACGGCCATACCACATTCAAACTCGCCAGCCTTGGTATCAAAGGGTATACCTCTCATGCTTGTGATAGCTCCTCTCATAATATCGCGCGGTCAGTTCCGCAAGATCCCTGCATTCCTGCAGCATAGGTGTCAACTCTTTGATCCTCCGGTCAATCTTGTAGGAGGCAGTCGGGCTATTGGCCGCTTTTTTCTCCGCACGAAGCTTCCGGATACGAGCGCGGATCAAATTCGCACTCTCCGTATATTCAACAGACATCTCCTTCAGCGTCATGCGGAAATCCCTTTCTTGGCGTTGCGGCGGCGGAGATTATCTCCAAACCCCCGCCGCCGACAAAAAGCCTTTGACTACGCAGGGCCCAGCAGCCCTAAGTCCATTATACCAGCAAAAAACGGACAAACAGGGACAGGTTTTTGATACTGCGAAAAAAGTGGGGGCGTTGTTGCCCCCACTCAGTGTCTCAGCAGGTAACGGTTATGCCTCTTCCGCACCGCCTCCGCCGTATTTCCTCCGCCCACTCTCTCTGCGACCCGCTCCCAACTGCACCCATCGATGTATCGGAGCTCAAAGATCCGCCGCGTAAGAGCATCATCAATTCTCGCGATATAGCCGCGTAAGTACGCAAGTTCAGCCTGGTCCTCGGCCGAAATCAAATATGGGATTTGTTTAAGGCGTTTCGGGTTCAACTCCGCTGACCTCCAAAATTGGAGAATTAAATCTCCGGTTCCTTTTCGTGCTTACCAGTAGCACACTCCAGATTATCTAACATTTACCGTGCGGGGCAACTGTCTCGGTTCAAAGCGCCACTGTCGAGCGTCATCACCGATTTTCTGGAACAGTCTGGCCACCGCCAGCATCGGAGTGTCCTCGCAGATGTCAAACTGAAATTCCTTCCGGGAGCAGTTCCAGATGCCCCACTTGACACCCGGTACGCCGCGTTGATATGTCTCACGTTTCATATAGTTCCTCCGCAAGCACAACTGTGGAGATTGCGTGCTTATAAACCATTTGCAGCCCCTTATTGTCCTTCAGTGCGATAACAAAGCGGTCAGAACCGACGATAACACCTCGCATCTGGAAGCCGTTCATGGTGAATATCAGCACCGGCTTCTGGAGTTCCTGCGCCCTAAAGAGCAGCCTCTCCTGCAAATCTTTCGCTTCAATCATACTGTCCACCTCACTTCTTCTTTCTTGGTTTGGTCCGCCGCTGAGTACTGCAGACAGGACCATAACAGTCACGGCATTCCTCACTGTATTTCGTTAATCTATTCATCAATTGCCTCCTCGTTCGTCTCCACGCCGAAATAGTGCTTCCGCCGTGACCGGCGAAAGACACCATTTCGGCGCTCGTCTGTTGGGTGTACATAGTAGGCAGACCATGCGCCGGGTCTGATAGCTGAAAGCCATGTGCGGCAATGGGAAGACCCAACAGACAACAGATGAGATATCAGCAGCAGATCCGTGGCTAAAATGCATGGTCATCTGTTGGGTGTCTTCACCCCAAAAAGTTGCAGACCCGGCAGAAGCCGGAACGCTTTTTTACCGTAGGGCTTTATAGCTAAGGTGAAAAACTGCGACCGTGCCAATCCCCAAACGCAGCCTTTTCAATGGTTCCTGTCTTTTCCGGCATATCGGATTTTTAGGCGTCAAAATCGGGGCAAAATCCGATATTATGAAGAGGCCGGAAACGCTCTTTTTTTGCAAAAACCACTACCAAAAGTTGTCGTGAAGGCGGAACAGAAATTGGTAGTGGTTTTGGCCCTTTTGACTGTCCCCATCCAGGGGCCGCAGAAACAGGTAGTGGTTTAAGGGGTTTTCACCGTCTGAGTGTCTGGTGTCAGGACAGTTTTAGGCTGTGTGGCAGTCTCAGGCAGCCTATCCATATATGGGCTCAATGGGTATCGGCAATGACAATGGCATCCAGTGGGTCACCATCACCTCCGTCCATCTTGGCCCCGCAATCCTCGCAGTATTTTTTAGTAGGCTTATCCCAACTGC